TTAAATCCTGTAGATTTTATATTATAACCAGAAGAATTTACATGAAATTTATTACCAAAACACAATTCATATTGTGCAAATTGATTCATGGCAGGTTTTAAATCTCTTCTTATTATAATTTTTGTAATATTAGAAGTTATGGCATCATCAGTATTATCAATAACCTTTAGTAATTTACTATACTTCAATCTACCACCAAATTTATTAATATCAAGAGATTTTGAATATGATGTTAAAGAATTTATGACTTTTGTTTTTAAAGAATCTTGTGTTGAAACTTTTGAATAGTCAAAATAAACTGAAGAATCAATTTCAACATGAAGAATTTTAAGATCTATTATTTTTTGATTTATTCCAGAGATACTATATTGTTTTAATTGGGATAATATTCTTTGTTTTGAAAAATCCGAAACAAATGTTCCATTTTTAGGTTTAATACTTATAGAAACTGTTCCAAATTCAGGAGGTGATAGTTCCTCTCCACCAACAATAGAAACAGATTCTGTATCTGGGTATATTTTTTTAATTATTGCCTCATAGTCTCTTGCCGTAACTGCTCTAAATTGTGAAGAATATATTCTTGGAGCAAAATATTTTATAGAATCTATATTTTCTGAATCAGACCCATTCTGAGACGAACTAATTCTAGTAACAGAAGCAGTGTTTAATGAAATAATATTTTGATTATCGGTATTATCAACTAATGTTCCCGAAAATGCGAATTCATTAACACCATTTCCATCAGGGCCATCAGTTGTGATGTAATTTACCGTAATAACTTGACCATTTTCTAATTTTTTACCAATAAATCCATCACCAAAAAGTAATTCATACTTTTCATCCTGAATTTCTTGTATTAAGAATATTCTAGACGTGGAATCTACATTTAAAATATTATCAACTAACGTATACTCAGTACCCAAAACTCCTTCTTCATCACCAATATAGACCCTAATTGTAGATGTATCAATATAAGAGTTATCAAGAATGAATTTTTGGGATAATGAGGTATCTACTGTAAAAGTTTTTGTTAAAAAGGTACCTTGATAGACTTCAACATTGGAAAAAGTCGTTGAACCTGAAGTATTTCTGGTTGTTGTTACATCTTCAGGAATTGTAAAGGTATAATTGCTGTCATTAACGTTTCCAGTACAAACTAAACCCCTTTTTAAAACTACAGAATCAACTTCTGTATTAACATCTACGACAATATCAACTTCTGCCTTTGCCGCTGTTCTTGATCTGGGGATATATCCAATATTTCTTGCCAAAGAAACTACATTTTCTCTTAAAGTTGCCGAATCCAAGAAGGATTCATTGACAATCATATTTGAGTTAAATGCAGTTATGTAAGTATTATATGCTAATGTATCAATAAGCACCGAAAAATTAGACCCTTCAAAGTCAAAATCGGAAAAATCACTATTTGCACGTAAATATGATTTTATAGACTCTTTTATCTGGTCAAAATCCAGATTTGTAAACTTAGTAAAAGGCATATTATCTCGTTGCCGTTAATAGGAAGGAATATTCTTGAGACGGAATCTCTTGTCCAATAATATCAAAGGTAACAATTACATTAAATGCATTTTGATCATAGTAAGGTTCGACAACAACTTGTAAATTATCGACTCTTGGTTCAAAATTTTCGATTGAAGTTAGAATTTGTTCCTGAAGTACAGAAGCAGTACCAAAATCTACAATATCAAATAAACTACCACGTAGATCTGTGCCAAATGTTGAATTAAAAAACTTTTCTGAGGGAATAGTTTCTACAATATTTCTTACAGATCTACGAATGGCACTTTCATTCTTAAGAATTTGAATATCATTAGTTGTAGGGTGCCTTTCAAAGGACAAACTAATATCCTTAAATGCTCTTGATACCCTTCTAATTGCCATTGGACAGAAGATTTTTATTTATTTATACCTTAATACCAATCATTCATGCCATCTTTCAACAAAATCATCAAACCCATGGGACCCTCCACATGGTCTTGAGAGACGATCTTTTGGAATTTGATACTCATCCTTCAAATCATCGTGCATAACCTCTTGAAGGACCTTCTTTTCGGGTAGTGAGTTGTAATCTGTGACGAGTTTTGTAGTCCCCCACATCTCTCTCATGTAATTTTTATTTCTATCTACTGGTGATGTTGCCATTTTAGCTCCTGATTTATGAAAATCAGAACTTTTAGAGGGGTTGCTATCCCTGAAGTATTATTTATTTGGTTCTCCAAAGCGGTGAGAATACTGATCATCAATGTCAGACATTATTTCTTCTGGTGTTTTCCAGAAATATTCATCAGTATCGCCCAGTCTACCCCATTTAATACCATTCTCAACTTGATAATACTCAGTCGAAACCTTAAAATCGGGTATTTTTGGTTCTTGAGGGGTCAAACTAACATCATAAATGCGACATCTGTTGTTCGGATACAGTGCAAATTGTCCATTATCAAGTTCGAGTAGGTTAAATGACTTATGTTCTTGAGGAATTTCACTAGTTGAGTAGTCAATTGTGTCACAATCTGCATGATAATTGTCTAGTGTACAGATATAACTACCAGTCATGGTACCAAAATGACGTGTACGAACCTCCCAACTCATTGAAGCAGTAAATTGCTTACAAATATTGGTTACACCATAGTCCATACAGTTCCAAAACTGTAGATTTGGTAGATCGAGATCCGGTTCAGGTGTTTCTGGACTGGCAACGAATGCAGAAATAGGCAATTTATCATACATTGCACCATATTCTGGTAAATAAGTCTCAAAATAAAAAGCACGTCCAGGAATCGACTTTGCCGATACCCAGACGCCTTCAACAAATTCACCATACCCGTCTTGTAAATCCCGTAAGTATTCTTTTCTTACCCATACCTTATAAGAAGGTAAATTTACAAGAAGTTGACTCATCTTTTTCCTTGACCCCTATACTTTTTCTTAGACGAGTTACGAGAACACGCGGACCTTTTAGTATACTGACTATTTCCTTGACGAGTTTTCTTTGGTCTGGAAACAACAAAGTTTCCATTTTTCATAAATCCTCTCATTCCTTAACCTCATACATTTTAGTTTCTAGTTCCGAGGGGTTCGGAAAACCTGTTTGATAATATTCCATTGCCAGGTCTTCCATTACCTCAAAATATTCAATTTGCCCCAATCCCTTATAAAGATCTTCACCTTTACGTAAGATATCATACCTTGTTGTCATATTAAATGATTCGAGTTTTCTCATGCCCCACACGAATACGAGGATCACACCAAATCTCAAATCCTGCCGCAATTGCATCAAGGCAGAATGATACATCCTCCCCACACATGTCTTGTACTTCTCCAGACTCAAAGACTTGCATCTTTGGTGCAAACCATGGATACTTCATGTCTTCGTGCTCAAAAACTCCATTCTTAATCAGAAGCCATCCGAAACCGGCATAATCGACGGTAAATGGTTTTTTGCGCTTGGAGATGCTCTCGATGGTTTCGTGGTTCATCACACCCCCATTGTTTCGGAAGTCATCCTCCTCCATCCAATGAGCAACTGATGTAGTACGACCATCTTCGGTACAATACCATCCACTTGCAATGTCTTTATCCATTAGAACAAGTTGAAGGAATTTTTCTGTATTAAAAACAATATCAGAATCAATCCATAATTGATAATCATATGTCAATTTACCATCCCAGGGAATTTGATCCGGACCACGCAGTACATTGGCTCCAAGACACTTGCATCTTGCAAAGTTTACCATGGAGGAATAATCCTGCGAGATCTGGATACTTGCTCCCATCTGTACAAGATCAAAACAAAGTTGTACAAAGTTCTTCAAGTAAGTATATGATACTCCGCGTCCTGGAAGACAAAATACGATTGCCTTTCCTTTGAGCATTTCTTTGGCGGCATCATAATCCCATTCTTCTTCTTTTTTTGTCGGAGTGGGAGTTTTTGCTTTTACTGTAAATCCTTTAGACATAATAGAAAATAGTTACTTTCGAATCATACTGCATTATGTATACTTTGTCAATCTTCTTGAACATCATTAATTATAATACATTTATTTTCAACCTCAATGTTTACTTCGGTACCTTCATACCACTCCATTTCATCCAATATCCATTCGGGTATTGTGACATAGTGCTCACCAGTTACTTGATCAATCTCTATAGACGTAAAATTTTCTGCGCGATTTTTTTGCAT